TGCACGCGGCCACGGACTTCTTCAGCCTCAGCCTCATTACCCCATACATGCCAGCCCTCACGGGGATAGCGGGCAAACATCTCAAGGTAAGGCCCAGGGCTACATTGCTCAATTAGGTCGTACTGTTCATCGGGCTTACGGGAGTGCTCACGCTTACGCGTTTCAATCATGTTCACTTGCGAGCGAGCTGGCGGCAGTGTGCGCATGGAACCACGTACACCGAACAGAATCAGCTCTGTGACGTTGCGAAAATAAAAGCCAACTCCCCTGCCGTCTGGCCCGCCGTCCTTACGGCGTTTTGCCCACACGAGATTAGAGATGTAGCGAAAGCCCCACGCCTCCATCACTTGCAGCCCCTCAGGCAACAGTGCGTTAGGCACCCACAGGTACAGGTGTGCGTTGTCAGCAACCACCTCTGATACGCCCAGCCCCTTGATGTCGTCGAGGGTCATAGTGTCGTAGCGGTCAAGCCGTCGATGCTCTGGCGCGACCTTGCCAGTGCGGTTGGTGAAGCGCCACGGCGGGTCAGCAAGCACGGTTGAGAAGCCCCCGTCTACCCACGGCAGGGGGTTGTCAAAGGCGGGCTCAACATCGGCTCGTAAGGGCGCTACAGACATGCGTTCATACTAGGCAGGAGCACCGACAAAACCGACTTACCCACACCGCCCGCTATGGGATTGGTACACCTAGCCCAGCCCACGTAGCCCGCGTCATGCCGACAGCTAGAACGGGGCAACCACCCCCATCACCACGCGTAAGGCGGTCTTGGAGCTTCTGCACAGTGGTACCAGTGTTGGTGCCGAGCCTTCGTGCTGCCTCGTGGTCTCGTAAGTCGATGTTGGCAAGGTCAAGAATGCCTTGGTAGTCCCTGAGAATGATCACTGCACAGTCAATTAGTCCGAGATCGTACAGCATTCGGTAGGCAGTTAGGTCACGGTCAAGATTGCCGTCTTTGGCGTTCCACTCAACATCGAGTGCAACGCGGTCTTTCATGTTGTCAACCTCATACCCCTTGTTGGCAACAAGTGAGTCGAGGAAACTATGCGTATAGGCACGGTTGGTGTAGTGCTGCTTCATCTTGCCGTGCAGCTTGAACTCCGTGTCTACCCGCACGGCATTCCACCCAAGGTCAAAGAACGCACCATCGAGACGTTGCGGAATTGTGCTTCGATTACCGCCCGCCACCGTAATGTCATCGTCATAGATGAAGAAGTCATCAAGCACCGCGACAACATCAGCAAAACACCCCGCATTGCTAGCTTGCAGTACAGCAGCTGCGTTCCGAACCTCTAAGAACGCGTATTTGCCCAGCAGGTGATGCGGCAAGACTGTTCGATACGACCCCGTAAGCTCCACACGCGGCAACCTAGCAGCGAAGCACAGAACAGATCCACTCTAGGGGCCAGTATTTGCGATATTCACTTTATGTCAATTCTGTTATTATGAAGATATAAACAGGAACTAATCAAAGTGAGCAACACCGCAACAATCGAGGCAAAGGAAAGACACACCGCCCGCGCCTTTGGCAAAACAATAACGCTTGATGCAGACCCCGCCAAGGTTGACGACCAAGTAGTACGAACGGTTATCCCGTTTGTCATGAAAAGCCTAGACGAAAAAGAACGCACCATCGAGTTCATCGGCTCTACCGCTACTGTCGATAGATACGGTGACAGCATCGTGCAAACAGGGTGGGAAATTGGCAACTACGTCAAGAACCCTGTAATCCCTTGGGGTCACAACTACAAAGACCCAGCAGTAGCCATGGCAACAGAGGTTGGGCTACGGGACGGCAACCTGTATTTCAAGGCGAAGTTCCCATCTATAGAGGAACTGTGCACTGATCCGAGCAAGCCGAGTGAGTGGGCGCTGTTCGTAGACAGCATCTACAACAGCTACAAGGGCGGTTACTTACGCGCTTTCTCAGTGGGCTTTATCCCGCTTGAGTACGAGGGTAACTGGGAAGATGGCTACGTATTCACCAAGGCAGAACTGCTAGAGGTTTCGTGCGTAACGGTACCAGCCAATCCCGAGGCGTTAGTACTTGCTTTCAAAGAGGGCGTATTAACAGATAGACAAAAGGGCATAATGCTGAAACAAGCCGATAAACTAATTAAAGCATTGACAGACAATGCAGAAAGTACGGATAATGAAGATATGAACGAGGCAACGAAAACTTACATAGACGAAAAGTTAGCTGCTCTTGAAAAGACTTTGATTGAAGCTATCGCAGCCCATAAAGAGGTTGACGCACCAGTTGAAGAAGAGCCAGCCGACGAGGCCGAGCCAGCCGACGATACGGACGGTGGAACCGAAGTTGACGTAGAGGAAGTTCGGAGCGCAGTTCGTAAAGCCGTAGCCTACAAAATAGGCAAAATTGAATAAACTAAGCAGGAAACAAATGCATGTCAGACACACTTACAGCCGATGCAATCTCAGAGATTGTAACCGACGAAGTTAGCAAAGCCCTTGACAATCACGCTGCATTAAAAGCCTTCTCTGATGCACAGAAGCAAGAAATACTTGCAGGTGCTAAAGGGCAAGACCAAGTACGCGAGATTGTTGGCAGTTATATCAAAGCTCTAGGTGAGGGCGACACAGCCGTACTTAGGGACTTATCTGTAGCAGTTGATGCAGACGGTGGTTTCATTGTACCTACCGAGTTCTACAGCCAACTGATTGAGAAGAAGTACTACTACGCTAACTTCCGCCAGTACGCAACCGTTATCCCTATGGGTAGCGACAAGATCGAATTACCAGTAGAAGCTAACACCGTATCAGTTAACTGGACGACGGAACTTGCAACCATTACACAAAGCGACCCAACATTCGCACTTGTCACCTTGGCTTGCAATATGCTTGCTGGTATATCCCGCCAGTCTCGCCAAGTATTAGCAGACGCTGCACTTAACGAAGCACTACAAGATTACATAATTCGTATCTTTGCCCGTGCATTAGCAGTTGCAGAAAACACAGCATTCATGGTTGGTAGCGGTACAGGTCAGCCTAAAGGCATCTACACCTACACAATCAGCCAATCAGTTGCACAAGCAGGCGCGAGCTTGGTTGACAGCGACATCGTAAACCTTGAATACACACTGCCATTGCAGTACCGCGAAAACGCCGTATTCATCATGCACGACACACGCCGCAAGTTGATCAGCAACCTACGTAGCACCGACGGCCGCAAGCTACACCCTGAAATTGACGACCGCGAAGCTCCAAAGTTGAATGGTTACCCAGTAATCATCAGCAACGACATACCTACGAACCTCGGTGGTGGCACGAACGAATCAGTCATCTTCTTCGGTGACTTGAGCTACTACTACATCGGTGACCGCCAACAGGTATTCACAGAAGTCAGTACTCAAGAAGGTACGAGCTTTGAGAAGCACCGTGCAGCAATCAAGGTTGGTGAACGCCTAGACGGCCAACTAACATTGACAGCCGCCTTTGCGAAAATGACCGCTGTTAAATAGTGATTAAGGATATAAGCAAGGAGTAATATCAATATGGCAAACACAAAGTTCGTAACGCTTATCACAACAGAACAACTTACGCCTTACAACAAGAACGAAGTGTTCACGGTAAGCGAAGCAGAAGCAGAACAACTGCTTGACCCACGCGTCGTAAACGAGAAAGGCCAAAGTGTAAAGACGGCATCTAAGGTTGAGAAGTTCGACCCTAAGAACCCTGCACACGCGGCTGCACTTGTTGCACAGCGAGGCAAAGAAGAAGACGAAGTTGTTGAGGTAAAAGCCAGCAAATAGTGTCTTCACTCCCTGCCCCCTCTTGGGGGTAGCGGTGAGGACATCAATATATGAAATACGCAACCATCGACCAACTAAAACAGCACCTAGAAGTCACAGACAGCAGCCGTGACGAGTACTACGACGATGTACTAGACCGTGTTAGCGCAGTGGTAGATACCTATACAGGCCGCACGTTCGGGCAAGATACCGTGACTGTCACAGATGAACTGCACAACGGGGCGCGCCTTGTATGGCTCAAGCACACCAACATTGCAGATGTAACCGCCATAGAGGGGCGCGACAAACACACCGATAGCTGGACTGCCTTGGTGGTTGATGATTACGAGTGGACGCATACAGGCTGTATCGAGATTGGCCGCCGTTACCGCTACTTGAAAGTCACCTACACATACGACGGTGGTGGCACTACTCCCCCGCCAGACGTCATACAAGCCACTCTGGAGCTTGCAGCAGCCGAAGTTGCATCAGGTACTAGCAACGTTACGAAAACGCGTATAGGTGACCTTGAGATGAACTACAGCGCAACCTCGACAAGCGCACAGACGGCATATGCACTGCTAGATCGTTACCGCGTGAGGAATGTATGACCCTTGGCTCATTACTTGAGCACTCCGTAACGGTAAGCCGTGTCACCGCTAGTGGTGGCGTAAAGAAGTCATTTCAGCAGGTAGCCACTGGCGTTGCTTGCCTTATCCAACCGCTTGACCCCGAACCCGTTACCACCGCTACAGCAGTAGCCAGTGATTACAAGGTGTTCTTTGGCAAAGATGCAGATATACGCGAGGGTGACCGCCTTACGGATACGAATGGACGCGTCTTTTCAGTACGAGGTATACGACTACGCAACTACGGGCCAACCGCCTTGCAGCACCTAGAAGCAATCGTGGGGCAAGACCGCCATGAGTAACGTTGAAGTGACCATCAAGAACATTGACCAAGTACGCGAGTACTTCAACAAGCGCCCCGCCAAAGTTGTACATGAGCTAAACACGGCGCTTACTCGTAGCGCAATCATCATGCAACGCCTTGCACGGCAGGAATCGCCAACCGACATGGGGCGCTTACGCAACAGCATCACCATCAAACAGATGATGGGGTACTCCACCGCCGTCACTCCGAAAGCCGACTACGCACTAGCGGTGCATGAGGGATCACGACCCCACTGGCCACCTATCCGCTCCTTAGAGGGCTGGGCGCGCCGCCATGGTTTTGAGAGCGCATACCCAATTGCCCGCGCCATATCCAAGCGTGGCACGAAGCCGAACCGCTTTATGGATAGAGCAGTAGACAAGGGCAAAGATGATGTGCAACGTGAGTTTGATAAAGCAGTAGACAGAATAGTAGAGGATTAGCATGGGCAACTACAAAACAATACGAGACGAGGTGATAGACATAGTGGCAGCTGCACAGTTATCTGGTGCAAGCGCCTTTGCTGAAGTGACAGGCACGATTAAAGAACAATTCAGCGGTTACCCCGCGGCCTCAATTATCCCATCGGAGGTAACGAGCGAATATCTAACCGTGGCAGAGAATACCCGCCAGTACGGGTTAAGCGTAAACATGCACTACGGCATAGCATCATCAGATGATTGGCAAACCGCCCTTGATGTAATGCTTGACTTATCCGATGTAGTCATGGACGCACTCGATAGCAGCATTGACCTAAACGCAACATGTGACTTTTTGCAGGCAGTACCTATGACGTGGGAAGTTATGCAAACAGGGCAGCAAATGGAGCTAGTAGGCACTATTAAAATAGTTGCTAGTAAAAGGGTAAATGTGCAATGATAAACAGTATGAATAAACGCATAAAACAGCAGGAAACTGGCAACATTCAACCATATACGGTGATGCTAGAAACACCCGTGGTTGTCAATGCCGCCTCAGTTGAAGAGGCAGTACGTATTGCAAAACGTCGTCAGCAGCCCGCTGTAAACGCAGAAGAGGAAGGTGATGGCAGCACAATCAGGTAGGAAAATTGCAGTTGGCCTTGGACTGGAAGCAACGCGAGGCACAGCAGTAGCCCCCGCGTTCTGGACAAAGCACTTAGAGGTTGACTTTCAGCAGAAAGCCGACAAAGAGCTAAACGAATCAGGGTTGGGAGTACTCGACAAGTACAACGGCGCGACAGTCATGAAAGACTACGCAGCTGGCAAAATAGGGGGCAAGGTTGGTGACGGCACTATCGGTGCATGGTTATCGCTTGCCTTTGGTGCAAAACCCACCACCACAGACAACGCAGATACGAACCCCGTGGTGAAAGACCACGCTTTTGCGCAATCGCAGAGTAACCAACCCCTCAGTGCAACCGTGGCACTGAAGGACGTTAACCGTGATGAACGTTACGCTTTTGGGTCACTTAGCAAGTTCGAGTTAAAGGTTGCCGTAGGTGACTGGGTTAAGTTCAGCGCCGAGCTTATGAGCAAGAAGCCAACAGCCGTTGCCAACACCGTTACGTACACAAGCGAAAACGAGTTTAAGGCGAAGCACGTAACTGTTAAGACAGCCGCCAACGTTGCAGGCTTATCAGGTGCAACCGCCCGCCCACTGTCAGAGTTCAACCTATCCGTTACCAAGTCCCTCAAGGATTACATGGCTATCGGTAGCAACGACCCCGCCGACTTCTTCACACAAGAGCTGGAAGTGGCAGGTGACCTAACACAGCTATACGAAAACAACACCGACCGTGACGCGTACACAGGTGAGAGTAACCAAGTACTACAGGTAACCATCACCAACAGCGATGTGACCATAGGTGCAAGTGCTAACCCAAAGTTAGTGCTTACCTTTTACAAGGTGAACTTCACCGACTGGCAGCTAGATCAGTCCATAGGTGACATGACTTCACAAACACTAGGCTTTCAGAGCCTGTACAGCCTCTCAGACGTGAAGAGCTGGGACGCGGTACTAACGAACACGACAGCGAGCTACTAATGGGCAGGCTGGCAATAACCAAGCGCTATAGCTTGGCAAGTGTTGGCGAGGGCTGGCAGGACTGCTACTTGACATATACCCCCGCAACATACGGTGACTTCATTGAACTACGCAAATTAGATACTTCTACTCTAACGGAAGAATCAGCGTGGGAGTACCAACGCGACTTCTGCAACAAACGAATAGTTGATGGCGCTGTCCTTGAGATGGACGGGTCAGAAAGCAAGGTAGTGCCATTTAGACCAGAGCACTTAGAGCAATTCACCAAGTCACTTGCCGACAGTATATTCAATGCAATCAGCGGGGTAACCGTTGACCCAAAAGGCGCGATGCCTACGCAGGAATAATACTGCGTGGTGCTGAAAACACCGATCAAGAATATCAAGACGAAATAGCCTTCTTTCGATATAGAGAACGCTTCAACTTGAGTTACCAACAGGCGGTCGAAGAGCCATATCAAGAAGTCGCCCGCGCTTTTTCTATTTGGGAATTAGATTCGAAACGTGCTAAATTAGAATCAAAGCGAAGCGAGCAAAGACATTATACGAGTACCACATAAAATGGCAACAAAGAACATCGACATAGTAATCAAAGCACGAGATGAAGCCAGTAAGGAACTCGCGGGGGTTCGCGACAATATAAGTAGAGTCGGAACATCAGCAGAATCTACGGGGAAAAGTGTAACTGGACTCAAGAATAACTGGGTAGCTCTAGCCGCTGTTGCAGCTGGTGCAGGTGTTGCAGCAAATGCCATGGTGGGATTCATTGAATCGACCGTTACAAGCGCCAACAAGATGCAAGCCGCACTTACTGGTCTGAACAGTGTTGCACGGGCGTTCGGACACGACGCGAATGCAGCCGAAAAGGCAGCCCGCGACTTAGCTTTTGATGGCCTCATGACCGTTACTGATTCAGCTAAAGGACTTAAGAACCTTTTAGCAAGCGGATTCAGTCTTGACGAAGCAGTAGTACTCATGAAGCGGTTTAAGGACAGCGCCGCTTTTGGTCGCCAATCAGCCTTGTCGTTCGGTGACGCTATCGCAAGCGCCACTGAAGGTATCAAGAACGGAAACAGCATTCTTGTCGATAACGCGGGCGTTACCAAGAACCTGTCGATGATGCTCGTAGAGGCAGGCTATAGCGCTCAAGACCTCATGAAAGCATCTGATGATGCTGGGGTACGTCAAGCGATATTCAATGGAATACTCCAAGAGACAAATGCACAGCTTGGCGATGCCGACAGATTGACGCAAAGTACTGCTGGTAAGCAAGCAGAAATGTCAGCAAGGACAGAGGAACTGAAAGCCAAAATTGGCGAGTCTCTACAGCCAGCAATACTGAAATTGCTTGAGACCCTTACACCTATGGTAGAGAAGTTCGCAAAGTTCACCGAAGATCACCCAAACGTCGTTGCAGCAGTCACGCTTATCGGAACAGCAGCACTAGCTTTGATCGCCACACTTGGGACGCTGGGGCTTGCCGTCATTGGTCTTGGCCCGATCTTCACGGCAATGAGTGGTACCGCTTCATTGGCGATGGGCGGTGTTACAGCCGCAGTGGGCGCTACGAAAGTTGGAGTTTCAGGCTTATCAAGCTTTGTGGGAAGTGCAGCCGCAACTGGCCCGTGGGGCATATTAGCGGCAGCTGGTGTAGCGGCAGCAGCCCTGCTTATCTATAAGTGGCAAGAGACAGAAGACGTAATACGTCGCGTTCAGGCTGCTATTCAGAATAATAACCGCTACATAGACGACACAAACCGCAAGCTAAATGAACTTGCCAATAATGGAAAGATGGCGCTTGGGGCGCTCTACAAAGTGCAAGAAGCTAACGGTGGTCTGCAAACCGTAGCAAAGTACACAAACAACGGCCAAACAACCTATTTGCCAACATACGCATCAGGTACCAATTACCACCAAGGTGGTATGGCGATAGTTGGTGAAGAGGGGCCAGAGCTTGTAAACCTACCCCGTGGCGCGCAAGTTCTACCCGCTGACGAGACTGAAAAGGCTATCGGTGGCAAGAACATTCAGATGAACGCCACATTCAACGTGTTTAACGAGGTTGACCTAGAGGCTAGCGTCCGTGAACTTGGCTGGAGGCTATCACGGGTATGAGAAACTTCTACATAGATGATTTACGCATTCACGATATAGACGCGCCAACCGATATATGGCTCAAGACCCCTATACAAGGCTTAGACGCGCCACAGTATCGCGTAAACACCTACAACAAGGCTGGTGAAGATGGCGCTGTTGTCTCAAGCTCTTTTTATGGCGGGCGTGTAGTCACCCTAGAGGGTTACATACGTGGCCAGTCGATAGAGGCGTAC